CAGCTTGTTGGGGATCGTGGCGTACGTAGAAACACTGATCCGGGTGATGGTCAGGTCAGCTTGCGTCGAGGCGCTTCCCGCGCCCGTGCGGATCACGTGCTCCAGCAAGTCGACGGTGTCGGCCGGTAGCTCGTAGGTCGCTTGCCCGGGGATCAAGTTGATCATCCCCTGCTCGTACGTGAACATGTTCAAACCCTTGTTCGCCCACTGGGAGAACATCAGGTTCAGTGACCGGCTGGCAGTGCGCAGGTCGTAGCCGGTGCGAAGCTCACCCCCGGCGCGTTCAAACGCTTCCTCAACGACTTCCGTGAGGTCCATGTTAAACGCGGTGGTGCCGGAGGTAGTCATGTGCGGTGCCTTGCGGTTTTCTTGGCTATGGTCTTGGGCTGGGCTACAAACTGTTTACCTGCGGCCTTACCGGCGCGCTTGGCTCGGGTTGTCGCAGCGTATTCAGCCGGTGACAGAGATTTTATGGCAGCTTCGGGCAAATACCGCTCCCCCGTCTTACTCGACGGCTTACCAGACTTGGTGCGCCATTTCTGGTCGCCCCAGTCCTTGAGCGATTTCTGCGGTGCTTTCAATCTCTGTACCCCCCGCCCGCGTCCTTGTACTTCTTGGCCACGAGCTGCGCTTTGCGGGCCGACCATTGACCGGCGCCAGTGCCATGAGTCGCAGCCGCTTTCACCTGAGACACGATCCGCTTGCGCAGATCAGGTTTGGTGTAGTTTCCAGCCGCGTTTACCTTGCCGCCTTCAGCGTATTGCGTGAAGTCGGTGTCATCCCGGCGTGCTTTTTTCACGCCTTTGGGCATTTTGCTTGAGGATACGGCCCCCATGCCGCGGCTGGCCATCATGTCAGCAGGTCCTGCCGCCCATGGCCATGGCGATCTTCTTGCCCTTGGTGTGACCCTTGGTGATGCAGCCGTCGGCACGCGTCACGCTACCGCCTTTTTTGTAGGCTTTCTGGCCGCGAACCATATCGCGGGGGTCCTTGGAAGGCGGTGTCTTGGAAGCTTTGTTGTACGCGGCTTCGTTGGCTTCGTCGGCCTTCTTGTCCGCCAGCATCTGGCGGGCGTCTTTTTCTGCTGGACTCATGGTGTGCTCCTTAGCAAGTTTTGCCGCCACGGGCCATTTTGACCATGGTGCCCTTGGTTTTGACTTTGGAAAGACCGTCTGTTGTTTTGCCAGTCTTCACTGCGCCCATCTTGGTAGCCATGCCGCCGGCCTTCAAGCCAGCATGCGCCTTGGAAGCAGGCATTGCAGCGTGCTTGCCTACGGCTTTTTTGATCATGGACTTGTCCATTTTCACGTCTGAATGTTTCATATCGCCACCTTTTGAAAATTTGCGGCCCTTGTCCGCGTTGGAGAACTCTTTGCCCACGGACTGTGGGACGCCTGCTTTCTTGGCAAACGACGGGTTGTTAGCCACCGCCGCCATGAAATTATGTTGTTTTTTGCTAACTGAGGGCACTGCGCTGCTCCTTCATGAAGTCATCAATCTTGCCCTCAAGCCGGTCCAACCGGGCCAAAACACGATTGATATCGCTGTGCACATCAGCCTTAGTCACGTACTTCTCAGCGTTCTCTTCGCGCGTCTTGCTCAGCAAAATGCTCACGCGCTTAACTTCGTCGTGAGACACCTTCACCCAAAACAGCAACGCCGCCGACGCAAACGACAACAGAACATTCCAAGCCATCAGTTCCATGTCAGCACTTCCATCTCTTCAAAGCCGCAGCTTTGCGGGTTGGTTGACCCTTTTCGTCCTTCATCGGACCGGGCATACCCGACATCCGAGCGCAGAACGAGTCCTTGCGTGGGCCACCCTGCGGCTGTGGCGCCTTCAGGTTACTGCCCGTCGCTGCGTTGTATTTGGCTCTGCCCTTGGCTGTCAGGCCAGCGCCCTTGGAGACCGGGAGCTTCTCGCCACGACCGATTGCAAGGGATGGGCCCTTCTTTTTGGGTGCTGCTTTAGCCATTGACGACCTTCAACTTGGGGGTGCAGTACTGCTCAATCAGCGGCATCAGCACAGACTCTTTGAAGCTGCGGTGGTACTCTTGAGAGCCGACATGCGGGAGGGTAATCTCGGGGTCCACAAAGACCGTGAAGCCATCTGCGCGCGCACGCTTGCAGAAGGTGTAGTCCTCACCGATGTACTGGCCGTTCGACAGTTCAAAGTCAAACAAGGCGTACTCGTCCCGGTTGTAGAAGTCATTGAAGTACTTCCACTCAGGGTGGTTCTGGACCAGCTTTTCGAGCACATGGCGCTGGATCATCATGAAGCCTGTGGCCACATTCTCAACGCGCAGCATCCCGTGGGCGTCAAACTCAAGGGTGTTGTTCTGGTCGATGTAGATGTCCAAGAAGAACTTGCGGTCTTCTGCCCTGCGGGTGTACATGCCAGCCGTGATGTCTTTGCCGGTGCTCAGCGCCAGCAGGCGCAAAACAGACTCAGCGTCCACCACAACGTCGGCGTCCACAAACAGCATGTCCGTGCAGTCCGACTCAAGGAAGTTGGCCACCAAGACGTTACGGGCCTTGGTGATAAGAGAGCAGCCCGACAGGTGCGAAAGCTGAACCTGAACGCCGAACTTCGCCGCCTTGACCACCAAATCGGCCAAAGCAAACGAAGTCTTGATGTTCAGTTTGCCATCGTAAGCAGGGATCGCAATCATCAGTTTGCGACCTGCAATGTCCATTGGGCGTGCTTCTTCAGCCATAAAACACCGTTGCTGTTACAGAGGAACCACATCCAACAAAAATACCGTTGGGGCAGTAAATTCCCTCCCCCGGAATCAATATTGGCAACCCAACAGTATTGTAAGTGTCGATTTCCAAAGCAATGCTGCTGTAAGCCGTGACGTTTCCGCTTGTGGTCGTAGTCGCCACGTCTGCGCAAGTGAACGTATTGTCGCCCGTCTTGGTGATTGCGTATGTACCATCCCGCGCAGTGCCGGAGGTAAAGTCCAAAAACACCCTTTGCCCAGTCACAAAACCATGATTTGTCATGGTCACCGTAATGGTGGCGCTAGGACTTGTACGTGCGTACGTACCAGACTGCTGAACCGTTGGGTCGCACACTGCGGTATTTCTTACGGACACGGTTGCGCTTGTCACTGTAATTGCTTTTAACCTCGCAGGAGACTGCGTTACAAGCAGCCCCGTGTTTGCGGCGCGGGCAGATTTAACGTCTGTTTGCATCATGGCTTGTTCCTACCCGTAAAAAATCGTCATGGTGACGGAGGTAGAAGGCAACAAAACAAACAAACCTTCCTGCGCAAGAATGCCTTCGCCCGGAATTAACGTGTAAAACGATGTGCCGGAGGAGCAATCTAGTTCGATCAAAACATTGGGGTACATCGTCACGTTACCACTGGTAGTCAGACTCGCCGTGGTTATGGTAAACGTATTGGTGGTTACGTTTGCCACTTCGTACGAATCATCCACTGCTGTGCCGCTCGTGAAATTAAACCCAACTCTGTCGCCATTTGACAACCCATGATTGGCAATGGTGATGGTACAGGTCGTTGACCCCGGAATGTCGTAAGTTCCAGTCAAAGCACCAGAGGTATCAACCACGCACGAGTTGAGTGTTACTGACGCGCTGGGAGACAAAACCACGCCTTTTAGACGCACTCGACCGTTGTACGCAAGCGTTGAAGCGGATGCGTGAAACGACTTTACGTCATACTGCATTGCCATAATCAATCTCCTTTGAAAACGGGGCCGAAGCCCCGGGGATTAATTAAGCGTCAGCAAACGGAGTGACAACCGAGCCGGAAGCCAGCAGTACGCCAGTAACCATGTACTTGTTGGCAGACAGCACAGTAACGGTGATGGTTGAGCCAACGATACCGCCAGTGGTGGAGCCGTCCAAGTTGATCACGTCATTGGAGGAAGCAGGGGCAAAGGCCGTCACAGCGCCGGAGCTGTCGGTGTCCACCATGGTGAGCGAACCGATGAACTTGTCTGTGCCGTTGGTTTGGATTTTTACTGCGGTTGCAGCGGTCTCAACCACAAACGTGTAGCTTGTGCCAACGTTGTTTACGGTGTTGGGGTCTTGGCCGGGGCCGGAAGTCACGGGATTGGCCGTGGTGTTGACCGCAGGTAGGGTGATAACCAGAGTCGCGTCATTGAGGCGAATGGTCTTGCCCGCATAGCTGGCAACATCCAGAGTCGTGGTGTTGGTGCCGTTCGCCAAGTTGACGATGGAGGCAGGGCCTTGGGTAATGAAGCCAGCCAATGAACGGACTGGGCCTTGGAAGGTGGTCAATGCCATGATGTATTCCTCATGCGGTTAAGGCGTATCTGTCTGCATGACGTCGGCCCGGAGCCGTCAGATACACCGGAAAAGTCCGGGGGTGTGTGCAATATATCAGGTGGGTAAAGAGGGGTCAACGAGTTTGTTGTACTTTTTTAAGTTCTCTTCTTGGGTAATAACCGCCATGTTCCACGGCACGTGGAGGCCGCAGACATCTTCCCCCTGAAGTGGCACAACGTGGTCCACTGCATGCCGCACGCCAGTGGCGCGGCTAAGCTCAATGGCCAGCCGATACTTAAGCCTGATCTCCATCCTCTGCTCGGGAGATAACCACTTGGGCGTGGCATCACGGAAGCGGCGGCGGCGCACATTGACCAGCTCCTTGTACATGTCCGGGTTGTTCACCTTGTGCGTCTTTCTGTATTGACGCTTAGCCTCATCTGGACGGGCTTGAGCAGAGGCAATGACGGCATCTTTGTTGCGCTCGTAGTAGCCCTTCTTGGCCTTCTGGCCAGCCTCGGACTTGTTGTAGTCCTTGAAGTACTCCGCTCTGGTCTCAAGGGCTTGGGCCCACTCAACCTTCAGGCACTCAACGCATGATCCCTTGGTCTTGCGCGGCGCTATGTGGCCGTGCTTGCAGGGGTCGCCTGTGAAGTAATACTTGGCGCCGGCGGCTTTCGCCTCGGCTCGGGTTTTGGGTAAATTGGTGGTGTCCATTGGCGCTCCTGTTTTGATACTGGTAATTGTACGCCAAAGAAAAGGGCCTCCGAAGAGGCCCTTCAATCCGTGAGGATTAGGCTCCGGGAGAGCCGTAGACGCCCAGTGGGTCAGACACGCCGAACGAATAACGCTCGCGAGCCTTGTAACGTACGTTACCCGTATCAAAATCGCCATCCATAGAATTGGACAGAGGCGTACGGACAAAGTGCTTCAGGCCGTTGGGCACATCAGTCAACAGGAACCAAGCGTTGGTGTCAGTCAAGAAGTTGTTGACTGTGTAACCACCGGGGATGGAACCGTTGTTCTTGATGGCGTTGATATCGTTGTCGGCAGTGCCAACGCGGAGTTCAGTTTCCAACAAGCGGGTTGCAACGAATTGCAGGCTTGGAGGAACCACCAGCTTCTTAGGCTTAGCAGCGATCAGCAAGCCGCGTTCGTCTGTCCAAGCAGCGATCTGAATAACAGCGTTTTCCAACGATGTTTCGTTCAAGTCGGCAGCAGTGGCTGGACGGTTGCTGTTCACGCCACCGGACACCAGAGGGTGAGCGGTAGAGAACAAGGTAACGCCGTCACCATATGTCACGCCAGCGGTGAAGCCGGTGTTCAAGATGGCAGCAGCTTTGACCTGCTTGGTGTAAGCCATACCACGGGCCAGAGCCTTGGTGTAGCGGCTGGAGAGGCTGTCGTACAAGTTATCTTCCACGGCTTCTTCAGTGATGGAGAAACCCATCGCGATTGTTTCGTGGTTGTAACGTGCAGTCCAAGCTTCTTGCGCATTGTCATAAGCAATGGCAGCGCCTTCGTTCTTCACCGGAGCGGCGGAGAAGCCAGACAGCTTGGTTTCCTCTTCAAAGCTACGCTCCGAAGATTCGGTCTCGTAGATTTCCTTGTGCTGCTCGCCGTACTTAGCGTACTCAAGACCGAACAAAGCGTTCAAGCCGGGGAGCAGTTCTTTCAGCAGTTGTGCGCGTGAAATAGCCATGATTTACTCCTTAGACACCAGTGGTGTTGTTGTACTGGTGCGTGTTGATTTTCACCAACAGCTCGGTGTATGTGTCAGCGGCAGTAGCTGTCTCTGGCACAACGTCGATAACACGCAACGGGATGGTGGCAGTGGTGCCAGCGCCGGTCAGGGTCGCGCCAAAAGCCGAGTTACCGGTGTTG